AACAACTTCTCAGAGACTTCCCTGCATATATGTTAATAATCTCAGATATACAGGCATATATGATAATAATCTAAGATAATCTTCTATCTATACAAATCTCTCAGCCATATTAATTTAGCCATTTAATTATTCCACAGGTTTTTCCACAATATCTGCGGAAACTGTGGAAAACGTTGTACCTAGGAGTTTTTGATTAGGATATTGTTGTTTAATCACATGTTCAGCATCATCAAAGTCTATAGCATCTATCAGTTCATGATAGTATGTTTTCTTTGTTTGTTCATCCCATGTAATTACTGTGAACATTATGCTTTCTCCATGAGTTTGTATTGTTTAGGTTGGAGGTTGTATCTGTTGATGTATTTCTCTGCATGATCATAACATTGAAACCAAGCAGTTTTATTTTCCTTTCTATCTTCTAGTCTCCAGGGGAATGTAGGTGCATGTGGAAAGAGTTTATCATCTTTTCGTTTAGTGAACTTAATTGGTTCTTTCTTTGGTTTCTTTGTTCGTGGTTTTGATTTTGGTTGAGTTGTTTTAGCGAGGTTCTTTTGGAGTGAGTCCTGTGTCTTCGATCGTTTGGTTGCCATATGCGATTGGATAGAGTTGATCTAGGATGTCATTGAGTTCATTGTATCTTTCAGTCGGGAAGGCATCATACTCTGAGAATAATTCCTTCTGTTCTCTTCTAACGATCGAGAATACCTCTTGCCATTGTCGTTGAGTCATGTTAAACGTAAACGATAGTCTTTCAGTTTTTGAATCAATTCTGGGTGATCTGATACACCATTCACAACTGCTTCTCTTGCACGGGCAATATCATATGATGACATTGTTTCTAAGGCACGAATCAGATGATCGACTTCTTGTAAAGATAAGGTCATGTGAAGGAAGTAAGGGACTTGTAAACAGCAGATATATGCATGTTTCCATGTATGTATCCTAGAAAGATTACACCAATCGTCATGAGAAAAACAACGATCAGTGCAATCACTTGTGGAACTGGAGGTTTATCCTCAGTCTTCATTAGGAACATCCCACATATCCATCTCAATGAAATTGAAGTCATACTGTTTCATTACGAAACGCAGTTGCTTCAACCATTGTGGTTGAATGTTCTCTTTCCACTTCCTCTCTTGTGCAACACTTGGGTGGTGGATTACAACATTTACAGTCTTGATGTCATCATTGCGGTTTGCATACAATGAATCAACAATACGTTCGAGACTGAACTTTGCAGATGACATATACAATGCAATCGTATTGTCTTGGGCCATCAATCGTTGAGTCCTTGCAGTCATCTCTTGGAGATACTTACCAGACTTATAGTTCTTGAATACAGAACCATTCTTTTTCTTCTCTGTCTCTTCTGTCAGTTCTTGTTCCGCACCATCCAAAATACGAGTGGTTTCACCTTTAGTGAATCCCATCATCTGCAGAGCTTTAACCAGTTCTGCATCACGAAGTTCTGCACCATTGTACACCCAACTCTTGACGTGTTTGATACCATCTGCAACGTTACATGGTTTCTTGACAATATCAGGTCGTGCGTTCAACAGATCCGCAACAGTCTCCATTTCCAGATCAGTGAGGTGCAAACCCTCCTGATATGGGACACGCATGATCTTAATCTCAACCGTATGTTTTGACGCTAATGCACCATAGAACGTGTGGTTTCCATCAATACGGACATCTCCACCTTCCTTTCCGCGACCTTCAAATACAACAATCGGATTGCATTTCTCAACTGATCCACCAGCATCATCCAGTTTCTGAGTGATCAACTTTTGCAGTTTATCATCATCCTGATAACGAACCTGAAGACGTTCCATGTCAACGTGTTCGGTCTTATCTTCACGAGTGATAGGAAACTTCTTCGCCTGGATCATTTCAACCATTTCACGGCATGATTCCAGGTCTGGTGTCATATACTGTTGCACACCATTGGTTTTGTTGAAATACTGAGGATTGTCCTTAGCATTCACTTCTTTCAACAACTTGTGTTCGAGATTTAACATCTCACGAAAAGTTCCGTATGAAAGAACTTCGTATTTCAGTCGAGATGCAGAGTCTTGAAAGATTTTGTTAAATTCAGCATTTCTAGATGAATGCTTGTATGAATCAGTGACACAACCTTTATGGACACCAATATACTTGCGATCAGAATCTAGATCAGTATATTCGTATGTGTACCCTTCATATTGCTTGGGTGACTTTGCAAAAACTTCTTCGATGATGTTTGTTTGAGACATGATAGTTTAGAATAAATGAACTTCAATCAACCTTGGAATCAACCAAAACTAACTGATAGTGATTTGATTTTACCCCAGATGGGGTGATTTGTCAACGGCGGTAGAGATAACCACCTGCCCAATCGGCATTTTCCAACAACCATTCGCGATCACTCATGATGCAAAGGTTGAAACGAATACCTTTTGCAGGTGCTTTGAATGATGCTGCTTTGTACAGATCACCAGTCGTTCTATCTACGAAAGCATGAACACTGCGAGAGGGAGGGCGATTGTTGTTGGGAACTTCCATCACAATTTTGTGATACTTACGTCCACTCTCGATCACAAACTTGTATACAGGGGCATCATAACCACCAACCTTGCCCTTATTGCGAGACTTGAAGTTGTCTTCAAGAGCATCACATAGCATCAGAGTATACTTTCTGATGTTCAGTTGGATGGTGTTCCGTGCGTCCATCTGGTCTTGCATCGTGAGCGTCATTAGTGCGTTCCTTTCAACATAGCCAATATACGATAAGGCAAGGGCAAAGTCAAGGGGCTTACAGACGATTTTAGATAAGTGTTACTTATCGTTCACAACCATCGTGATAGATTTAATTAATACCACAATTCCAACCGCTTGCCATATGGTAAGGTACAAATTGAACCAACTGAATATCACAGTCATGAACCATGCTTGACACCACAGTATCAACAGAGTGGCAACTGTAGCGCCAATCATGTAACCTACTTTTCTCTCTTCCATGAGTCGTATATCTCCCGACGAACAGCGTATGCAGTAAATTCATCAGTGAAAGTGCATACTTTCCTTCCACTGGGTATACAAAGTGCCCATTTGTCGTTGTTAGTTTGTCTAACAATCAGATGAGTTGGTCTTGTCATTCGGACAGAGGGGATTCACGTTTGCACATAATGTTCTCGCCTTTGAGTACATCCTCAACATAGCGTTTGTTGACATCTAGGTCCCTACCTTCACTCTCAGAGTTGTAGTAGTCCCAGGTGCCTTGTTTTTCTGGTGAATACCAGAAATCCTCCCAATCTTTGGGGGAATCGGTGACATCTTCGATGTTCTTTTTGTTAGTCATGGCAACAGTTTAACGTTGATTTCTTTCCAGTTTGGATACTGATTCATTGCATAGTTTTCCAACTTGGTGTTCTGTGATTTGATGCCCTTCTGTGTCTTTGGACGTGTGGGCATTGTCCTCAAGAATGACAACGTACCCTCGTCAGTTGTCACTGAAACTTGATAGGTTGCTGTTGTAGTTTCCATCAGAAGATGTTAGTCCAGCGAGTGTGTTGTGCCTTGGTGATAACACCAGAGTGCAATGCATTGTCACATACATTACAAAATACTTGCCATTTCTCTTCTCGGGAGAGATTGTGTTTAGAGGCAGATTCAGAGATGATTTGAAGGATTTTGGTCTTTGTCATGATCAGCAACAGGCGGGAGAGTATGCTTGGGGTTCAGTCAGAAAGTCGGTAACAGTGTAACCGTGAAGATCGAGACGTGCATTGACAGTTTCGATCATTTCCTTGCGTGACATCAACCGCATGGATTGTGACTCACCCTTGAACTTCAAAGTATACACAAACTTATCAGTCAGGATGTTATGAGGGCGAAACTCAACAACCATGGAATGACGTTTGGAAGTGACTTGCATTGGTGGTGTTCCTCTCAACATGGCTAATATACAACAAAACCAGCCACAGGTCAAGTGGCTGGTCCATTAGTGTCACTTATCAATCGAGATCGTGCTTATCAGATTTCCTAATCTCCTCATATAGCATTTGTGTGGTATCCTTCTGCTGAATCTCTAGAGTGGATGTAAACAAAGCGGTGCGGATATCCCGCACTTTCTTGAGTTGTTTCTGGTGGTATTCCTCCCATTCCGTGATCATTTTGTTCAGTTCAATGGCAATTTCCGCACCTGTCATCTCCTCTGAGTTAATGAGGTCGCAGAAATACCCATCAATTTGATCGATGCAATACTTAGCGTGATTGTGAGTCATGATTTAGATTAGTGAGTTGGCGTTCAAGTTCGTACTTGATTGAATTTAAGTGCATGAATATGAATTGTTTATACTCATTATCTTCTGTCAATTTTGTTATACCATCTACCTGATAGAGTGCAAGTATGAGTTTAGTCTGTTTGTCCATCTTCTACGATCGCGGGAGTGGGATCAT